TTATCGATAAAGAGTTAATACTTGTCTTATCTCTTCCTCCTCACGTTTCCGACCATACTCGCCTGATTCAATCAAAGGAAGTATTTCACGTTTTATATAAGATATATTCCTTTCTATTACTTCTTCCGAAAACGGATATCCGTTCAATGCAAAAGCAATAAATTTACGGAAACACGGTTTACAGCTCCAACATTCGTGCCCATCAACGGGAGCATAACAGCTGAACGACGAACTAAACGCTTCACTAATACTGCCTCCTTGAATTATATATTGCTTCAACAACTCTGTCTTAGTATATGCTTTATAATCCAAATTTATCCTGATCGTTCGTTTCTCAGTCCAATGTTGTTTCTGATAGAGATATCCGAGTAACTCCTCGTACAATTCGGCAAATACAGGTGATTTATCAAGAACCCGGTCACCGGCTGTCGCTCCCAAACAGATTTCGTCGCCATAATTCGTTGCGATACCAATCAAATACATATTCCTAAGAGGAATAATCTTATCTTCACGTTCCCATTTTGATAAATCCAACTTTTCAATAATGGTATCATCCGGAAGACGCTTCATTTCCTCTTTTGAATAACGGGTATTCATATCAATATAAAGCCTTATATCCGGTTTCCAGAGTTTGTCAATCAACCAACTATCCATACCTCCTGAATACAAAAGGACCTTTTTGTTATAAGTATTGTTCTGCATACCTTTGAAATTTTATCCATTCATTAAAATTGTGTCTATTCGATAAATCATGATTCTTAGCCCGCATTCCTTTTGGCGGATTGCGATATACCATTTGCTTGCCATTGAAGAAATAAATTTGCCCAAATCTGGAACCTGACAACCAAGTCGTACTATCAACACTATCAAACTTCAAAAAAGGAAGAAGTGTCGTATTTGTAAATCCAAGCCCATGAATACGAGTACCGGCAGAATGAGCTTGATCGATAAACCACTTTAATATCATAGGATTCTCTCTTATCCGCCGACCTTCTTCCATTGTCGAAGTCGTACCAATCGCAACATAAGGATAATCCTCACACATCCGAATAAAATAATCCTTTCCTCGACTTGCATGCCAAACAGGAATAGGCTGCCGTCCTATGCGATCTTCCAAATATCTACGATAATACTCAACCCTCTCCAATCCGACAACAACATCTATATCCAGTTCAAAGAAACGTTGAATATTATTTTTCAGAACAAAGTCTGCATATTTCTTAACATAGCCATCCCAACCAAAACTATCATTTTTTCCCGAAAAGGCAGAAAACGCACCGCTATCAAGAATATGTTTCTCTTGACAAACATAACTACCATAACGTCCCGATTTATGCTCCCAAAAAGAACTTAAAAGATAGATATCTTTCGTGTCGATATTCCACCGTTTGGCACAAGACTTATAACCGGCAAGGTATAAGATCATAACTCTATCTCCCTTCCACAATGGGGACAAATCATAGTCTTTCTCTTATTCTCCACCTTATCTGCTCCCTCAAAGAAACGGTCTACATCTGTCGGTATATCATCAAATGGAAGCTCCAACTCCCAATCACCAAGTTCGTCAATACCAAAATCTTCAACTACAGCTACGAAATCGAACATAGAAGTATCTGATGTATGGTTATCAGCCAGAGCCAAAAGCTTTCTTTTTTCATCCTCTGTAGACAAATCCGTTCTTCTGATAGCAATCAGTTCATTTCCGTCAGACTCTACAACACGAACCTTTAACCCCAGCTCCAAAGCCTGCTCATAAACACCATTCCCTGCAATGATAACATCATTCTTATCCAAAAGAATAGAACGGCCGGCACCACAATCCTCTAGACTCTTCTTTATAAGCCGTTTATTTTTATCGGTATGAATACGATAATTCCGAGGGTCATACTTCAATTCTGCCATAACTTTTATTCTAAAATATAACAGGGGAAATCTATTAACCCAGATACTGCTGCAGTTCCCGAATAGCCTGTTCCACGCTTCGAACAATCACATATTTACTACCTGCCATTTCAACCTGGCGTTGGTATTCCTTTTGCTCTGCAGACTGTTTACCTGTAGATGTCTTGAACTCTAGACAAAGAGAAGCATATCCCTTTTTCGGTATCTGAAGGATCACATCAGCTACACCTCGTTTAACGCCTTGGCGCTTCATATTAGCCGCTTCTATTTTATGCCGGCTGCCACCGTTCGGGACTGCAAAAAGAAGTCGATCCGGCAAGTTCGGAAAAAATAAAGGAACCTTACTGAAAAACTCCGACTGAATCCGAGCTTCTTCGTTATCATGGTGTTGCTTTTGTTTTGGAAGGTTCTTTTTATCAGAGTAGCAGTTATAACAGATATGCCCTTCTTCAGTTTTGATCACAGAAACCGTTTCCCGGCCACAGACTATACATTTTTGCGCTTTCATATCTCAGTTTCACATAAGATATAAAGGACAGAAAAAAGTCCCCAGGATCACTGAGGATTTTCTTAACTCACTTATTGCGTGATTTGAGTAGTATTCTCACAATAAAATAAAACTTTTATATGAGTTTAGATATTTCACGAAAACATTTTCTGATGTACACTCATGAGTTCGTAAGATGAAATAACTACATGTTTTTGATTTTATTTTCTAAAACCATTATATTTGCCCATCAAAAATAGATTCGAAGCTATGACACAAGGGAAAAAAAGATGTTTTGTAATTATGCCTATTAGTGACACCGGAGGATACGAAAAAGGACATTTCAATAGAGTATATGAACACTTAATAAAACCAGCATGTGAACAAGCGGATTTTGAACCTATCCGCGCAGATGATACGTCAAAAGCTAATATGATAATGGTCGATATCTTACAAAAGATACTCGAATGTGATATGGCTATATGTGACTTAAGTTCAAGAAATCCAAATGTTTTTTATGAGTTAGGTTTTAGACAAGCTTTTAACAAAAAAACCGTTCTTATTAAAGATAGAAAAACTGATATGCCATTTGATATATCTGGTATAAGAACTTTATCATACAACGAAAATTTAAGAATTGATGAAGTGAAGAAAACTGTTTTTGAGATAGCAAAATGTATAACAGAAACATTTGAAGCTAATAATAATGAAATAAATCCATTATTGCAACTATTATCTATTGAAAGGCCAGCGATTCTACCAGAAAAAGTTATTCTATCACAGGATTCTAGTTTAATACTAAATGCTATCGGAGAACTAAATAAAAGATTAGACTTAGTAAATAGCAGTACTAGTCGAAATACTTATTCAAGCACAACTTCTAATGGTGAAGTTCTTACTGTAGGCCAAGAAATATTTATTGAAGATCCAAATACTAATACGAAAAAGTTACTAGGAAATTTTATTGGAGAAAATGAAAACTTCTTATTTATAAAAGACGATAATGAACATATAATAACAATTGATAAGAATGAAAAATGACAATTATTTACCCATTCCTTTCATAATGTGTTCGATTATTTCTAAGTTGCGATTCAGAACAAGCGGTGGGAATGCACCGCTTGAGTTTTTTGAAATGGAAGTATTGAACCCTTTTGTAGATTTCCGAATACTGTATTCGAGGTTGAATAATCAATCTTGATCATAACTGTCTATTTAATTATATTAAATTCACTTTCCATGATAATACCACCGCATTTACAGCATGTATGTACATACGTCGAAAATGGTTCTGTAAGATGGTTCTCCAAAGCAGTTTCAATACTTCCACACTCCGGGCACTTAATTTTTACCTCTTTGAGGCCTTCGAACTCCCAAAGAGACAGTTTCCCCTTTGCGGGTATCGGTGTCTGATATAGGACTGGATTAGCCAGCACCCAGTTCCAGACTCCTTTCTCCACCCAGATAGAAGAATGAGCCTGAACACAATCTACAATTTCCACACTTCCAATAATGGAGCCAAAAGGCAATTTATCAAAATCAGTATTGTAGAGAGCGTTGCCTGATCGCCACAAATGGGTTCTTTGTAAATCATTCAAACGCCAACCTTCTTTTTTGCTGGCACCAGCATGGATCAGGACACGCCCCCTGTAATTTGTTCTCCAGGATCTGTTCTCGATATCTTTTATACCGTGAGCTATTAGGCTAGCCCACGGTTGCTTTATGCTTATCGCTTTCATTATTCAACTTTGTATTTACGCCGTCATTTTCTGACGGATCAGGTTCATATTTTTTTAGTTATGAATCAGATAAATATTTTATCAAACTCTCTTTGTCTTTAAAAAGTCTTTTATCCCATTTGGGATAATTGTTTCTGGGCACGCTAAGTCCATCAGACAGCCTATAAACCATAAGAAAACTATCATCAATATAGGATACTTCGATAATTATTTTGCTTATAGTTGTATGGATAATATTATCCCCACTCAGATAGCATACGCTATCTCCTATGTTAAATTCAGTATCTATATTCATATTTTTTAGTCATCGTCTTTTCTATGCTTATAAGCATAATAAATAGCACAGCACATATTTATAAGAGCATTGATAAGCAATAGATTTTGTACCCAAATATCGAAACTGGCTATGTGGCTAATCAGGTAGGCTATGAATGATAGCCAAAAGACAATTTCTTCATATTGATAACTTTTCATATTTACTTCTTTTTAATTGTTGATGTTTTTTTTAATATTTACACCTTATATTTCCGTTCAAAATTATACTTCCTAAACTCATGGTACGCTTGTTCCAATGTTTTAGAAGTCCTATCGCCTTCCGGTATATCCCAGCTTTTGGAATTATTGATACTATCATCCATGGCCATAGAACCCCTTTCTTTCTCATACCGGCCAAGCCATTCTAAAATAACAGCCCCGTCTATCCGATCATAAACCTTCCCATACAATCCCTTTTTCGCCCGATTAAAACATAGCTTGAAATCATCCGGCTTCAGGAAATAGTACTCCTCGATGATCAGATCTGCAGTTTGTGCAGCCTGATTATCATTCATTATCTTGCCAACATTGAAAAACATAACTACATCTATGATTATCTTAGCCATAAATGCTCTAAGTTTTGTTTCTCCAAAGTTTTTGTTCATCACGGCAATAGAGCAGCTGGGAGATTGAAATACGTCATTAACCGTTTTCGGGTGTAGGGCTTTGTAATATAGCATCGGCCAATTCTCCAAGACGCTCAAGGCTTGTTCTGTTGTTTTCGGCATTAGTTCTGCCGGAAGAATACCGGTTGTTTTGTCTAGGGTTGACAGAAGTTGTATTGCTTGTTGTTTGTCCATTCTGATATTTTTCTAAGTCACGTTTCGCCCATTTGCGAAACGTTAAATTCGCACTAACATATTTTTTCAAAAGCTCTCGAAAGTTATGCATCGAGACAAGAGTATCCTGGATCAGCGGAAGCGGAAATTCTTTTTTTATCCGTTCGAATTGTTCCTCGGTAAATGGCTCCTTAAGCTTTGCCACATTCGGAGCATTATCCGCAATCCATAGTTTGAACTTTTCAAAATTCTCATTTTTCGGTTTCTCCGACTTTGGGGTGGGGTCGTGCGTGCCTGCACGCGTATCTCCCTCCTCTCCTTTACAATCCTCTCCTATCCTTTCCTCTACAGCAGGAATATGATCGAACATTTTCGATTGTTCGAGATCATTCGCGAATGTTCCCGAATTACTTTGATTATTGCCGGCAAGAACATTTTCTATCACTTCTGCAGGAATTTTTGACTTTTGCGGTTTGTCGATGCGCTCACTGGAAAAGTCCATCACGTAGTAGCTCTTATTTTCGTATTTAAGAGGTACAAGGATAGAGTTCTCAATCAGTTCTTGCAGCCACCCAGAAACCTGCTGTTTACGAATATCTTCGCGGGCAGGAAAGACTTTCGACTTGATGATAGTTTCATTAGCTAAAATGACACCACTATCATCAGCAAAGTTTTTCATGCCTATATAAAGCAGACAAGCCGGAAGAGATACGTTCGAAAACCTTTCATCTTCCCAGAAATCCGGCACTATGGTTCTTATTCTTGGCATATCAATTTTTTACGCCGTCATTTTCTGACGGATCAGGTTCATATTCTTTTTTACCAGTTTAATTATCTGATTATGATACTCGCTTACACCATTGCAAACGGCTCGGGATTGAACGATATCCAATGTCTTCAAGTTCACCTCTATCGTTTCAGCTCTTTTCCCATCAATGGTAGCCGATAAGATGAGCGTATTTTCCCTGGCATAATATCCTTGAGCATACACACAATGATGCATGGCTTTACCTTCTTGGTAGAACTGGGTGATACTTTCCAATGGACAAATGACTATATTTCCATCTGTAATTTTCATACCGAAGAACTTTTTCATTCGTTCGTAGAAGCCGGCTATATCCTTCATGAGCTTTTCACGCTTACGGATAGCCTCAATGCGTCCCCTCTCTTTTCTCAATTTGGCTTCACAAATCTTTTTCTTTTCCAATAGACTATCATGTTCAGCTTTCAGATTCTTGGGACATACATAATGGGCATTACGCAGATCCTTTCCGAAATAAGATAGTAAAGACATGTAGTCTTCCCACATTGACGCATCTTTGATAACGTAGTGGTTACGGTTGCAGATATTGAACGATGGCTTATAACGAAGTTGGGAGAACCCGGTTTTGTACATATGTTTTAGCATAGATATTTGTCCGGTCTTAAGACACAGTTCTGCATCATTATTACCTTTCAAAAGATCACGTATAAGCTTCGACGGATTGACATCAGGAAATCGTCTATTCAATCCCCGTTTTTTCAATCCAGGTAACAGTTCTTTCCTTGGGTATAATTCTCCCCATATCGCATATAGATCGCCACGATAATTCCAACAGCTACTACCATATTCGCTTTTAATACTGAGAGGGTCACTATATATCCATCCATTACCTCCCATGTTCATCGGTCGAGCTACAATCGTACGCTTACCGTCTTCGCTGATCCACTCCTGCACCATTTCAGTGAAATCGTAATTCACCGGATAACAGGCCGGCTGTCCAATCAGAGAAGTTGCTTTTCTGGCATTTTTCCAACAAAGTATATGCCGGATCACCTGAAAACCGCCTTTCACTTGCAGGATGGACATGTATGCTTCTTCATGGCTTTTTTGTCTTCGGCTAACCTTCACGTCCAACCGATGATGGCAATAAGGACATTCGGTTTTATCACCCAAAACGATTGTACCCAATTCACTGTTGCTTGTATCTACCCACGTCCTGCCACATTCGGAACACCATAGCTCATCCTTACATTTATAGGCAAGATGGTCAAACAGATGTTCTTTGGCCCAGTCTTCCTGTCCTTTCGTGATAGCAGGTAGCTTTCCGCTTAATTCTACCACCCGTCTCTGTAATTTGGATTTAGGCTTCATGATTCAATCAAATAAAGATAACTGTAATTTATTTTCTTCTCTCTTTGCCTTCCCTCGTTTTAAGGGTAACACGGTCGGCTGTTGACTCAAGGGCTTTGCAGGTGTGGCTTGAGGCCTACTTGACACTTTACAATTGCTAGCTCCACTAACCTTAATATCGTCTTCATCGTAATAGTGTACCGCCAACCCATAGACTTCACTGTCATCCATTACAACCTCATTGCCACGCTTACGTGCTTTGCCTAAAATATAGCGGCAACATTCATCAATGTTCTTCTTTGGATTGGAAAATTTAGGGGCGAACAGTACATCTTCTGCAGCTCGCTGTTCCAAGTATTTCTGGATTATATCTTTGAACTCTTTCATAACTTACTGAATTGTCATGGGCATTAATAAATAGGTAAGTTCTTGGCCTTCCTGCTGTTTTTCTGGCATTATCAGAATAGCAGAATTTGGCAGACTAAAAGTTAGTTTGGTTCGTTCATCGTCAATGCAGGAGAGCATTTCTAAAATAAGTGAACCTTTTACTCCTATCTTAAATTCATCGTCTTTGAATTCTGCGGATAGCATTTCTTCTGCTGAAGTAGAAAAATCAAGATCATTTGCCGATACAACAAGTCGGTCATAATCAGCTTTGAATAATATAAGGCATGTTGATTTATTTGAAAAAACAGTTGTACGTTTAATTGCTCCTATCAACTGCTTGGTATCTACCACAAGCTCCAGAGGATTATTATGAGGAATAACAGCTTTCCAGTTAGGATATCGGCCTTCAACGTTTCGGAACGAAATTTCAAAGTCATTTACTGTGACAACAGACCAGTCAGCACCCACCTTTATTTGCAGATCATCCGGGGAAGCAGGTACAATGCCTTTCAGTATTGATGCCATAGGCCGACTTATAATAACCGAAACTTTATTGATACAAGACTCTTTTTTACAGGAGAAAGAACCTAAACCATGTCCGTCTGTGCCAACAAAGGTTAGAGCTTTAGGAGAAGCCTCAATAAGCACAGTACTCATTACAGGACGGAGTTCGTCTTCTGCTGCCAGATTGACGACCTTAGCTATTCCGTTATAAAATTCCTCGGCGGTCGTATTGATACAATCTGACGAATCAAACTCTTTTTTGCTGGGATAGGATACTGTCTCATAGCCCATAAATTCAAATTTACCTCCGCTATATTTTATCAGGATTTCTTTATTATTCGGATTTATGTAAATATTTAGCGGTTGCTCCGGAAGAGTTTTTAATCCATCTAAAATTGCAGTCGGAACACATACAGACATGTCTTCGTCAGAAATACATTTCAGGCTTGTCATTATTCGCCCTTCACTATTTGATGCAGTAAGAAACAGCCGACCTTCTTTTGTTTCAAAAAGATAATTGCCCAGGATTGGCAGGGATGGTTTCGAAGAAATAATCTTCGATAAAAGCTGCAATTTGTTAAGCAGCGCTGTTTTAGAAATGGATATTGTCATAGTGCCAAATTTTATGCAGGCACCAGGTAAGTCATTATTTATTGGGTGTTTACGGGAAAGAAAGAAAGAAGCAAAGTGTATAAACACAAAAAGCTGGACCTCAAACTTTCGTCTAAAATCCAACTCGAATTCTCTGTTGCAAATATAGGGAGCTTTTTTTATACCTGCAAACATTTTGCCTGTTTTTTTTGAGATATTTTTTCGAGGTAGTCCAAAACCGCCCGGTTTGATTTGTCAAATATGGAGTAATCGATCTCTATATAAATATCAGCCATCTTATAATCATTGTTCACATGGCCGAGACAGAAGTCCACATCTGCTTTGGGTACGTCGGCTTTATTCCTGGCAATGCTTGCCCAGCTGTGACGAATCCAGTTCGTTGTTAACTTACAATGCAGGTTTAATTCATCTGCAATTTGTGCCAAGCCTTTGTTTACCGCCTTCATGAAGTTTTTGTGATTGCAGTACTGCCTACGGAAATACGACAGGAAAGCAATATCACTATACTGCTTAATAAGAGGCTCCAGTTCCGGTTCTATCCTGATCGACAACGGGAACCGGTATACATTATCTTCCGTTTCGGTTTTACTCCGTTCATATTCAAGCCGGCCTCTTTTAGTTCCTCGCATCTGGTACAAATCTTTTACGTTTATCCCCATCATGTAAAACATGATCATAAAGACATCACGAGCCATATTCGCCCGCTCGGTGGAAAAATGCCCGTCCCGAATCCGGATAATATCTTCAGCGGAAATCGTTTTGCGTTCCCGGCGATACTTGGGTACTTTCACTTTTGAAAACGGATCGTTAGGTATCCGTATGATATCATAGTCCTCATTATTATAATATGCCTTAGCTTTATTCAATAGTGACCGGATCGCCCGGAGATAGTTACTGATACCGCCGGGAGAAAGCGGCTTTCCTCCCTGTCCGGAGATCGATAACTGCTGCTTAAACTCATTCAACCGTTGAGCTGTTACATCCCGGACATCGATCTTTTTCCGGTTGTAGAACCAGCATAAAGAGTTTAAGGCTGTTTGATACCATTCCCGGGTTGCCGACTTATCCGTTTTATCAATTACACTTCCACAGAATGCGATGAAGTCTATAAACTCATACTCCGGTTCCATAGCTGCCGCTATTTGCTCCTTGACCTCTATACAGCTCATGCGCGACACTCGCTCGATACCTAGCTTAATACAGACACCTCGGTACTTTTGAATCAGATTACCGAGCTCGTAGTTGAGTAGATCTGCATCCCGGTACCCGGAAGTGATCACTCCGTCTTTACCCAGGTAGTCCTCCTGTATATAATAGGGAGTAGATATATACTGCGATGCCTTGTTATGATATATACGGATCTTAATATTTTTTGTTCCGTCTGATTTTATGTGCGAATTGCCGGCCAGAACGACCGCTTTAAAAGTTGCCAT